CGGATCGAAGCGGTACGCGGGCTTCTTTGCTCGGGAAGTCTGGATGCAAAGACCTGCAACAGGTTCATTGCCATTCATCCGCATGACAGACTGGTGCGAGCGGCCGAGCTATTGACGGATCCTCCGGCCCAAGACCTCATCGAGTTTCTTAGTGAGAATCCGGACATTTCCGATAAGGAGCTGACTGGATGGTTGACTCGATGAAGATCATTCACTACCCCTTCCCGCCGCCTGGCGATGCGGCGCCGGCGCAGTCCGAGCCGTACCCGGCGCCGCTGCTCACCTCCGACATGCCGTACGACGGTCCCACGTCCAAGCCCGCGGCCGACCTGCTCATGCTGGCCTTGGCGCACGGCTGGACCGGACGCATCACGTACGCGAAGGGCTACCTCCCGCACGCGGCCTACGGCACGCCCGGCAAGGTGGCCAAGTTCAGTGAGGCGCTGCGGCTGGCGCGCGGTGACCGGCGCGCGGTGGCGGTGCGGATGGGCGGATCCTGGGAGTCGTTGTGGACTTGGAGCGGGACGGAGTTCTTCACCCGGCACAAGCTGCTGGACGAGTTCAGGGCGGCGTTGCCGTGAGTGAGCCGGAGTGGGCTGCCGTGGTCAAGCCGGGCGAGGTACTGGCGCTGGGCTTCGCTGCCTACCTCAGTGATGCCGAGGCTGATCGGATCGTGGGACTGATGAAGCCGTTCAAGGATCGCGGCATCGAGGTAGTGATCATCACGGGCGTGAACCGGATGGTCGTCACACAGCCTGTGGATAATCCTGTGGATAAAACCGATCGAGCTGTCTATGCCGCCCCAGAAGCTTGAGAAGCCCTGGACGCGCCGGCAACTGATTGTCGAGCTGGCCACGTCCGGCAAGACGCAGACCAAGCTGGCCGAGGAGTACGGCGTAGCTCAGCCGTCAATCTCAGACTTCGCGAAACGCCACCGGCAGACGATCGAGCAGGTGCGCGCTGACCAGGAGAACGAGTTCGCAGGCATCGCCATCGCGGAGAAGGCGATCCGGCTGGCCACGTACCTGGACGTGCTGGACACCGCGCTCAAGCCAGTCCCCAAGGTGAATGCCAAGGGCGAGATCATGATGGGCCTGCCGGACGAGAACGGCGAGCGGCATCCGATCATGGAGATCGACGCGGGCGTGGCTCAGAAGATCCTGCGCAACGTGGCCGAGGAGTTGGGGCACCTGCCGAACCGGGTGACGCTGGGCGGCGAGGTGGGCGTGACCACCAACTACCGGATCAACGGTGTGGATCCTGAGGCGTTGAAGTGAGCGACAACCAGGGAATCAACTTCGCGGGCTGGATCATCGGCCTGGCCGTCCTGGCCGCTGTAGCGATCCCCGTCCTGATAGTCGTGTTCTGCTGCTTCGGAGGCGCGGCGATCAGCGTGTTCGGGACCGACCCATCGGCCACGCCGTGAGCCTCCGGCGGGCCGCGCTGCTCCTGGCCGGGTGGATCAGGGATCGCATGCACGCGCCGTTCGATCATGAGGATTACTGGGAGAACCCGCGATGAGTTTTCACAAGCGCGCCTGGAACGCTGCGGCGGATGAGTACGGCCGGCAACGCGCGGAGCAGTACGGCCGTTACGCAAAGGCGCGCGCCATCCTGGGTGTACTGACGATCTCCGTGATAGTGATCTTGACGATCGCCGCAGCGCACGGGGCTTTCGGCGGGTAGACCAATCCGATATACTATGCCCATGAAGAGAATAGGAACCTGGCTCCTCGGGATGGTGATCGTGGTCGCGTCGTTCGCGTTCGCGCCCGGCACGCCCGCGCAGGCCAACGCCTCATGCGCCAGCAATCACCTCTGCCTGCTGCCCTGCTTCCTGGCCGAGTCGTGCAGCGCCTGGTTCGACACCCCGGTCGCCGCGGGCTGCTACCCGACCAACGCGGGCGGCCTGAACCACCTCACCTACTCGGTGAAGAACCAGACGGCCAAGAACATCACCGTCTACCACACCACCAACTGCTCCGCGTCCGGCGGCACGTCGACGCTGTTCGCGCACACCTCCGGCAACATGAACAACGAGTGGGCCGGCGCAGGCATCAAGTCCTTCCGCGCTCCCTGATCGTCCTGCTACCGTCGGCTCGACATCGGCAAGTCCTGCCACGCCGCGCGGCCCCGCCTCTCCCGTAGGAGGTGGGGCCGTTCTGCATACTTGATCCATGCAGGTGCTGGAACACACGGTGGAGCTGCGCGGCGCCGCACTCGAGCTGGCCAACAACCGCGCGCCAGAACTCCTGATTAGCGGCGCCGCGGGCACTGGAAAATCGCGCGCCGTCCTGGAGAAGATCAACCTCATCTGCCTGATCACCCCCGGCACCAAGGCGCTGGTCCTGCGCCAGGTAGCCCGCTCGCTGGCCACCAGCGCGCTGCGCACCTGGGAACGCGACGTGATCAAGGAAGCGCTGCGCGACGGCACCGTGCACTACTACGGCGGCAGCGCCCGCGAGCCCGCCCAGTACCGCTACAGCAACGGCAGCAGCGTCACCATCGGTGGCCTCGACGACCCCATGAAGGTCATGTCGACGGAGTACGACATCGCCTTTATCCAGGAGTGCACCGAGGTATCCGAGGAGGCGTGGGAGTCCGTCAACATCCGCCTGCGTAACGGCGCCATCTCGTTCCAGCAGATTATCGGGGACTGCAATCCCTCGCACCCCACGCATTGGCTGCTGGAGCGCGCGAGCGCCGGCAAGCTGAAGCACCTGGTCAGTCAGCATGAGGACAACCCTCGGTACTTCCGGCCCGACGGCACGCCCACCACCGAGGGCGTGGACTACATCGCCCGTCTCGACTCGCTCACCGGCGTGCGGTACCTGCGGTTGCGCAGGAACATCTGGGCCGCGGCCGAGGGTGTCATCTACGAGGGCTTCGACGCGGCCATCCACGTGATCGATCCGTTCCCCGTGCCTGCCTCCTGGGAGCGCGTGTGGGCCGTGGACTTCGGCCATACCAACCCGTTCGTGTGGCAGGACTGGGCGCTTGATGAGGACCGGCGCGCCTACCTGGTGCGCGAGATCTACATGTCCGGCCGGCTGGTGGAGGACCACGCCCGGCAGATCCTCGCCCTGGGTGGGCCGCGCCCGTCTGTGATCGTCTGCGACCACGACGCGGAGGACCGGGCCACCTTCGAACGGCACACCGGCATGGGCACCATCGCCGCGGAGAAGGCCGTGACCATGGGCATCGACGCCGTGGCCGAGCGACTGAAGATCGCGGCGGACGGCCGGCCGCGCATGCAGTTCTTCCGCGATGCCCTGGTGGAAAAGGATCCGTCGCTGACCGATCGGAAGCTACCGACGTGCACGGTGGAGGAGATCCCGGGCTACATCTGGGCGCCGGAGCCGGCCAGCGCTGACCGGAAACGCGAGCAACCTGTCAAGAAGAACGATCACGGGGCCGACTGCGCACGCTATATGGTGGTCGAGATCGACTTGCATGGTCCGACAAATGTGCGATGGGGGTAGGGGATGACTGACGAGATGCCACTCACCCCGGAGCAGTGGTTTCAGGTGGTGCATGACGCCACCGTCGCATCCGGCCACGGCGATGAGGTGGTGACCGCGGTCGAGACCACGCCGGCCGGCTGGAAGGTCACCGTGAACCCGCCCATCACCCCCGCGCCGCAACCCGAACCGGACGCCTCATGACCACCGTCGCGCAGGCCTGGAGCGCCGGCCGCGCCCGCGCGTCCCGGCGCCGCGCTCAGCCTGCCCTCCTGCTGCTGGTGTCCTGGCTGGCCCGCAAGCTGCCGACGTGGCGCAAGGCGCGCACCGGCCTCATGCAGTGGGGCGCGTTCGCTGCCATCGACACGGGCCTGTTCGGCTGGCACTGGATCGCGGGCAGCATCGGCATCGGTGTGAGCCTGCTGTTCCTCGAGGCGCTGGGCGGTAGCGAGCGTGCGTAGTCTCCTCGGCCCCCTGCTGAACCGCGCGCAGATCTCCTACGCCCAGCACGGTGACGACCGGCGCCGGCTCAGCGGCGGGTACGGGCGCTCCGGCCCGCTCGCGCAGATGGACGCCATGGGCGTCTCCGCCACCCTGTTCTCCGTCATCAACCGCACCAGCACGGCCACCGCGAAAGTGGACTGGCACCTGCACGTGCCCGCGCCCGGGCAGGCATGCGAGTACGGGCAGGGCACGGAGGACGAGTGTGGTGAGGTGGGCGTCCAGCAGGTGGAGAAACACCCCGCGCTTGTCACCCTGCACAAGCCGAACCCGTTCTACACCCGGCAGGAGCTTTTCGAGTCCGGCCAGCAGCACGTGGATCTGACCGGTGAGGGCTGGCTGGTGGTCTCCTACTTCGGCCGGATGCCTGCGGAGCTGTGGGTGGCGCGCCCGGACCGGATGGTGGTGGTCACCGACCCCCGCGACTACCTGATCGGCTACATCTACGTGGGTCCGGACGGGCGCGAGCAACCGCTAAAGCCGCGTGACGTGCTGTCCATGCGCATGCCGAACCCGATCGACCCGTACCGCGGTCTCGGCCCCGTGCAGACGATCATGTCGCAGATCTCCGGCAGCGCCATGAGCGCGGAGTGGAACGCGAACTTCTACCGCAACGGCGCGCGCCCGGGCGGCATCGTCAAGCTGTCCCGGCGCATGAACGACGCCGAGTTCGATCGGCTGGTGGAACGCTGGAACTACAACCACAAGGGCGCGGCCAACGCGGGGCGGACGGCGTTCCTGGAGGACGGGGATTGGGTCGACCCCAAGCCCATGAGCATCGCGGACATGCAGCTTGTCGAGACCAGCAACCTGAACCGGGACACGATCCTGCTGGCGTTCGGTGCCAGCAAGTACGACGTGGGCGTGCTCGAGGACGTCAACCGGGCCAGCGCCGCCGCCGCCTCCTCCGACTTCGCGGAGCGGATGACGGTGCCGCGCGCGGACCGCTGGAAGCAGATGCTCAACAACGACTTTCTGCCGCTGTTCCCTGGCGCGCAGGAACAGGGGCTGTGCTTCGTCTACACCAACCCCATCCGGCGCGAGCGCGCGGAGCAGCGCGCGGATGACCTGAACGCGGCCACCATCTTCCAGATCCTGAAGGGCGCGGGCGTGGATCCGGCCGACGCGGCGGAGATCGCGGGGCTACCCCCGCTGACCATGGCGCCGGCGCCGGCCGCGCCCGAGCCTGCTGCGGCGCCGGGTGGCGCGCCGGCTGACCCGAACACTCCCGCGTTCGAACCGAAGCCAGCATGATCCGCGCTCATCTGTCCTGGGGACTCGGCCGGATCGGCTACGTGATCCGGCCATACGACATGCTTGCCGATCGGCGCCGCTGGTGGTTCCAGCCACGCACTCCGTGTCAGTGGTCGCAGCAATGACCATCGGCGCGCCCCGGCAGAACGGCGACCACGGACAGCCGGAGATGGCGCAACGCTGGGTGGTCAAAGCGCACATAGACGACAACGTGTGCGAACCGTGCAGCGAGAACAACGGCAAGACCTACCGCAACCGGGCCGACGCGTACGCGGACTATCCGAACGGCCGTGGATACAAGAAGTGTGTTGGCGCAGAATATGGCAACACGTGCCGCTGTAGAGTGATCAAGCGTGGACGCAAAGGCGGGAGCAGCAACAACGTGAAACGTGATCTCGCCTCACTCGTCGCGAAAGCGCAGGCGCTCACGGCCGGCGCGTCCGCCCGCAACCTGGTGGCCATGCGCCCCGTCGGGGCGCCCCCGTTCGCAGCCATGCAGGACTTCCGCGCCGACGGCAACACGCTGTACCTGTACGACGCCATCGGCGGATGGGACGGCACCAAGGCCATCGACGTCGCGCAGGCCCTGTCCGGCATGACCGGCCCGGTTGATCTGCACATCAATTCGCCGGGCGGCATCATCTTCGAGGGCGCGGCCATGTACAACGCCATCCGCGCCTACACCGGGGGCCCGGTCACGTCCTGGGTGGACGGCTACGCCGCGTCCGCCGCGTCGTTCGTCATGCTGGCCGCTTCCCCGTACGACGCGACCGCGGACACCGGCGGGGTGCGCATGGCCGAGAACGCGTTCGCCATGGTGCACGACGGCATGGGGCTGGCCATGGGCACGGCGGACGACATGCGCGACGTGGCCGATCTGCTGGACATGCTGTCCGACTCCATCGCGCAGATCTACGCCAGCCGCACCGGAGGCACCGTCGAGGCGTGGCGCGAGGTCATGACCGCGGGCGACACCTGGTACTCGGCCGCCGCCGCGCTGGACGCGAAGCTGATCGATCTGGTGGTTGGGCAGAGCGCACCGCCCGAACCGGATGAGCAGGATCCGGGGCCGCTCGATATCGGGCTGTTCCAGCCGATCGCACGACGGGCCGAACCTGCGCCCGCAGATAACCCAGTGACAGCCTTCGATTTCGAGGGAATGCGCGACGCCCTGAAAGGAGCGTTCAGCCGATGACGGCACCCACCGCACAGCCGGTCACTCCCTCGGAATGGGAGGAGTTCCTGAACACCGCCCTGGAGACCCCGGAGAAGTTCGCCGCGCTCACCAAGGACGGCACGTTCAAGGCGAAGCTCGACGGTTACACCCTCGCGTACCGCAACGAGGTCAACTCCACCATGAAGGACCTGAAGGGGCAGCTCACCGATCAGGTGAGCGCGTCGGTCCTGGAGATGTTCAAGCGCAACGGCGTCCCCACCGACGGCCGCCCGGACCTGCGGCCCACCGACATCAAGGCGCAGAACGCGGGCACCGCCTACAACAAGCTGGCACCCGGCGCCGACCCCGCGCTGGGCAAGATCTGGGAGAACGGCGCCCAGATGCTTCAGGACATCCTGGTCAGCAAGCAGGGCAAGGCCAACGCCGAGGTTCGCGCGCGCCTGGACAGCTACGACAAGCTGATCAACGCGTACAGCCCGAACGTGCCGGCCGACGGCGGCTACCTCATCCCCGAGGAGGTGCGCGCCGACATCATGACCCGCGCGCTCGAAGGTGCGATCGTCCGGCCGCAGGCCACGGTGGTGCCGCTGCCCACCGGCAAGATGCGGTGGCCGGTCAACGACATGACCACCGAGGTCGGCGAGGTCTACGGCGGCATCCAGTTCGCCTGGCTCGACGCGGGCGAGACGTTCTCCGAGACGTCCGCCACCTTCGGCTCCCTCGCCCTCGAGCAGCACAAGCTCAGCGGACTCGCGTCCGTGCCGAACGAGCTGATCCGGTTCGCGCCGTCGCTCGAGACGTGGATGCGGACCAACATGCCGAACGGCATCCGCGAGTTCGAGGACCGGGCGCTGATCTCCGGTGACGGCGTCGGCAAGCCGCTCGGTGGCCTGCACGTCAACAACCCCGCGCTGATCGCGGTCAGCGGCGAGACCAATCAGCCGGTGGCCACGCTCACGTGGGTGAACTTCCTGGCCATGTTCGCCCGGATGCTGCCCGAGTGCTACGCGACCGCCGAGTGGGACATCACCCCGGACGCCATCCCCGAGGTGCACACCATGGCGCTTCCGGTCGGCACCGGCGGCAGCGCGGTCATGTTCAACTCCGGCGGCGGCCCGAACAGCCTGCCCATGTCGATTCTCGGCATCCCGATCCGGTACACCCGCAAGGCTCCGGCCGTGCTCGGCACCCAGGGTGACGTGAGCCTGGTGGACTGGACCAAGTACACCATCGGTGACGCCCTGGCCGTCCAGTTCGACACCTCGGAGCACAGCAGCTTCCGGTCGGACAAGACGGATTTCCGGATCCTGCTGCACGAGGACGGTCAGCCGTCGCTGCTGTCCGCGCTCACCCCGCAGAACAACGGGCCGACCTTGAGCGCGTTCATCCAGTTGGCTACCCGCTGATTTCCTCGGCTGGGCACTGATCGAGAGTCACCCCGCGGGCGTGACGATCACCCCAGCCGAGGTCCACCACCTCGGTCCGCACGTGGCCACTCCTGGCCGGCGCCGGACCTAACTCCCGGAAGGGGAGAGGAAACACATGGACGCACTCGGCTCCATCTTCGATGTCGGCGTGGGCTGGTCCCCCGTCGACCTGGACACCGCGAACGGCGCGACCGGCAAGCGGATCAACATGTCCATGCACGAACAGGTGACGTTCCTGGTCTTCCTGGCCGCGGGCGCCACCACCGACGCGACGCTCACGCTGAAGCAGCACACGGCGTACACGTCCGGCACGTCCAACAACCTGGCCTCGGCCACGGTCAGCACGTCGACCGGCGTCACCTACTGGTACATCAAGTCGGAGGCCACCCTCGACAACGACGAGGGCTGGACCAAGGTCACCCAGTCGGAGGCGGCCACCATCGCGCTGACCGGCACCACGTACGGCGACAAGGAAACCATCATCGCCATCGAGGTGCACCGCGCGCAGCTGGGCGACACCTACACGCACATCAGCCTGGACCACGCGGCCACCCTCGGTGCGCCCAAGCTGGGCGCGTGCCTGATCATCCCGTCGGGCCTGCGGTACCGGCGCAAGCCGGCCAGCCTCGGCAACCTGCTGCGGCCCGGGGTGGCGAACGCCTGATGACTGTCGTCAACGATGGGGACGCCTTCCGCAAGAGCGTCCTCGGCAACGTCGCTACCAAGGCGTACACGCCGCTGGTGGTGGAGACCAAGACGCTTTTCACCGTGTCCGGCCTCTGCCTGATCACGGCCATCGTCGGCAAGGTGACCACAGCAATCACCGTGGCCAACACCGTCAAGCTCCAGGCCAATCCCACCACCGGCGTCACGCAGGACCTGTGCGCCGCCACGGACATCGGCACCACCGACACCCCGGCCGGCAACCTACTGACCGTGGCCGGCGCCGCGGCCACCGCGCCGGTCAACGGCATCGGCGCGGCGCCGATGTTCGCGACGGCCGCGGGCATCCTCATCGCCGCGGGCACCATCGAGCAGGTCACCGCGACCGGCGCGGATGGCGGCATCACGTGGTTTGTCACGTACGTGCCGATCGAGTCCAACGCGACAATCGTCGCAGCGTGACAGCCTGGCCGGCCGGGTAATCGAGGGGGAAGCGCCCGGCCGGCCGGACCATGAAGGAGAGCAAGCCATGGAAATGACAGCGCAGGACTACGCCGAGCGAGCCAAGCGGATCGACGACGGCACCGCCAGCGATGACGATCGCCGCCTGGTGGAGCTGTACGAGCGCGAGGGCTTCGTGCGCGACGGTGAGGAAGCCGTAGCTCCAGCCGCAGTCACCGCGGCCACCAAGCCGTCCAAGGCTGTGCGCCGCACCGGTAACCGGTAAGGACGATTTCCCGTGACCAACGCCGTTTTCCCGAAAGCCCTTGAAGGTTTCATCAAGGGCGCGATCGACCTGGACACCGCGGTCATCAAGTGCTCGCTGGTCCGCGGGTACACCTACACGTCCACACACGAATTCGTCTCGGATGTGGTGGGCACCGGAACGATCAACGGAACCAGCGCGGCACTCGGCTCAGTGACGGTGACGAACGGCGTTTTTGACGCCGCGGACACTACGATCACCACCACCGCATCGGCCGTCAATCATTCGTTGCTGATCTTCCAGGCCAGCGCCGTCACCGGCGGCGCAGACGTGGCACAGTCCGCCCAGCGCGTGATCGGCTGGTACGACACCGGCACCGGCCTGCCGATCCAGCCCGGCGCGGGTGACGTGGCGGTCACGTTCGACAACGGGACCAACAAGATTCTCAAGCTGAGCTGACCCGCCGTGTCCCGGCAGTTCGATACCAGCGGCGGCGCGGACAGTATCACTTTCTCACCCGGCAACGCGCCACCCGATCAGGGCCCGATCACCCTGGCCGTGCTCGCGAAATCTTTCAGCGTGGCTGGTTTCACCATGTGGATGGCGCGCGGAACCAAGACCGGAACTGCCATCTGGGGCATGCTGACCAGCAACAACAGCGGCCCGAAGATCTTCGCCGAGAACGACTTCGGCAACGGCGTGGCCGGCCTGTCCACCTCGTGGCGCTGGTACGTGATGACCAAGGCATCCGGCAGCGCCCTGCCCCGCATTCACGTGTGGGACCTGTCCGGCGCGTGGTCGCACACGGACAACAGCGCCAACGTGGCCGACGGTTCCGGCCCGATCGACACCATCATCGTCGGCAGCGCCGGCGGCGGCGCGAACGGCTGGCGCGGCTCGATCGCGGTCGAAGCAGCCTGCGACACGGCTATGAACGACGCCGCCGTGGAAGCGGCATTCACGCTGTCCGCGGCGGACACGCTGACCGCGATGAACGCCGCCACCAAGCGATGGATGGTCCGGCTCAATCAAGCGAGCGCGGCCACCTCGGTCACGGATGACACGAGTGGCAGCGGTGATCAGTCCGCGATTTCCGGTACCAGCGTGGACGCGGACGATCCGCCCGGATACAGCTACAGCCTGACCCCTGCCCAGTCGGTGGCACCGACCGGTATTGCCGTGACGGCGGCTACCGGCACGCCGACGATCGCACAATCCTTGACAGTGGCACCGACCGGCATCGGTGTGACGGCAGCTACCGGCACGCCGACGATCGCACAATCCTTGACAGTGGCACCGACCGGAATCGGGATCACTGCCACGCCTGGCACGCCGACGGTCGCGATGACCTCGCTGGCCTGCGCCCCGAACGGCATCGCGGTATCCATCACGCTCGGCACTCCGACCCTGAGTCAGGGTGGACAGCAAGCCCCGGCCGGCAACAACTGGGGCAGCCTGCTGTCCATCTACCGGCAGAACGCGGCGGATGTGCAGCGCTTCCTGACCACGCCGCTCACCCAGTGCCCGTACCACGCGTACCCGCTCGAGCCGGGGCGCACGCCGAACACGACACACTGCAAGTTCGGTGGGGAGATCTTCGATCTGTACGGCAATCGGGTGCTGATCAGCTAAGATCCGGGCAACATCACCATAAGCAGGACCTCGCAGAAAGCAGCCGAGGATGACAGGCGTTGCGTATTGCACGCGCGAGCAGGTACAGGCCGCCCTTGACCAGGCGAACACCTACCGCGTCAACGCGCGCATCGATGCCGCCATCCGCACCGGCGCTCAGCAGGTGGAAGCCCAGACGCGCCGCTTCTATCCCACCACCAAGACGTTCTACCCGGAAATTCGCTGGGTCACCGGGCCCGTCCTCTGGCTGGACCTCGACTACACCGAGATGATCTCCGTTGCCTCCTTCACGGTGGATGGCGTGGAGCTGACCGAGGGCACGGATTTCTTCCTGCGCCCGGATGACGGCCCGCCGTACACGTCGCTGAAGCTGAACAACCTCTCGTCCGCGTCGTTCTCCTCCAACGACCGGGGCATGGTGCTGGTGGGTGAGCAGGGCGCATCGAACGCCACGCGCGCGGCCGGTTCCCTGGCCGGCTCGATCACCGGCAGCGGCACCACGCTCACCGTTTCCGATTCATCCCTGGTGGGTGTGGGTGATCTGCTGACCATCGGCACCGAGCGGATCAACGTGGTGGACAAGACGTTCGCCACCAGCGTGACCACGCTGGGTGCGGATACCACCGCGTCGGCCGCGGCCCACTCGATCACCGTCGCGGACGGCACGCTGCTGCACGAGGGCGAGATGATCCAGGTCGGTGCCGAGAGGATGTTCATCGAGAGCATCGCGGGCAACGTGCTGACCGTCCGCCGCGCGGAGAACGGCAGCATCCTGGCCGCACACACCAGCGGCGCGCCTATCTACGCCGCGCGGCTGTGCACTGTGGAGCGCGCGCCCACCGGCAGTACGGCAGCCAGTCACAGCGACGGCGCGGCCATCCGCGCCAACGACCCGCCCCCGCTGGTCAAAGAAGCTGCGCTCGCGTACGCGCTGGTGGACCTTACGCAGAGCCAGGCGGCGTACGGACGTACGGTGGGTTCCGGCGACAACGAGCGCGAGTCGAATGGGCGTGGCCTGCAGTCCATCGTGGACGATCTGATCGCTGTGCACGGCCGGTTGCGGAGCGCGGCGGCATGACCGGCGACAGTGTGGTCAAGACGCTGTTGATCCTGTTCGCCGTCGCGATCAGCCCGTTCGTGGTGGCGCTGCTGGCGATCGTGGCCTACGCGTGGTTCGGGCTGGCGGCATCGCATGCCTGAGACCCGCGTTACCTTCAAGGGCCCGTTCTTCGAGGCGGGACGGCGCAATGCCGTCATGCGCAAGCTCGAGCAGGACACCCAGGACGAGATCGACCAGTACGCCGTGGATCTTGTCGTGGCACTGCTGGAGGCAGTGCTGCAACACCCGACCGGCTACTACCAGTCGAAGATCAGGACACACCGGCACACCACTCACACGATCATCGACGACGGCCGCGTCGTGTACGGCCCCTGGCTGGAGGGCACGGGGACACGCAACTACCCCGTCACCCGATTCAAGGGCTACCACACGTTCCGCCGCGCCGGGCAGATCCTGCCGGAGAAGGCGCATGCCATCGCCCGCCGTAACGTGAGCAGGGCTGTCCGGGAGCTGGGTGGCTGATGAGCATCGACATCCGCGCCTATACCGATGCGCTGGCCTCACACGCGCTGACCACGGGCCACTTCGCCCGCGTCAACCAGTACGAGCCCAAGTCCGCGCCGAACGGGCTGTCCGGCGCCGTGTGGGTCCAGACGCTGCGCCCCGATCAGCAACGGTCCGGCCTGGCCGTCACGTCCGCGTGGCTGACGTTCACGCTGCGGATCTACGTGCCGATGCTGCAAGAGCCCATGGACGATATCGATCCCCGGTTGATCGATGCTGTCGATGACCTGCTGAGGCTGTACTCCGCGGACTTCACCCTGGACGGCATGATCCGCGAGGTGGATCTACTCGGCCAGTCGGGCACGGGGCTGAGCATGCAGTCCGGCTACCTCGACGTGGACAAGCGCAAGTTCCGGATCGTCGACATCACCATCCCTCTCGGTCTCAATGACGTGTGGGACCAGGCGGAGTAGGAGGGCAAGGATGGCAAAGGAATCCGGACTAGGGGATCAGCTCTACCTGGACGCCGTGGACCTGTCGGGCACCACGGGCGCGCTGTCCAGCATCTCCGCGCCGTTCCCCGTGCTGACCGTCACCGACATCACCCAGTCCGCGCAGGCCCGCCTGGCCGGCCAGCACGACGGAACGATCACCTTCTCGTCGTACTTCGATCCGGCCGTAGCCCACCCGAAGTTGTCGGCGTTGCCGTCGATCGACGTGTACGGCACCTACTTTCACAAGACCACGCTGGGCAACCCGGCCGCTTCGCTGGTCGCGAAGCAGATCGGCTACGACCCCAACCGCGGGGCGGACGGGGCCCTGGCCATCGCCACCACGCTGACCGCCAACGGGTTCGGGCTGGAGTGGGGAGTCCAGGGAACCGCGGGTAAGCGCAGCGACACGACAGCCACCAACGGCACGGGGGTGGACGGCCTCGCGGCCACCGCGTTCGGGCTGGCTGCCTATCTGCACGTGTTCTCCTTCACCGGCACCTCAGTGGACATCGCCGTCCAGGACTCGGCCGACAACGCCTCATTCTCCGCGCTGACCGCGGGCGCGTTCACCACGGTCACCGGAACCACCAAGGAGCGCATCGCGACGGCGGCCGGCGCCACGATCCGCCGCTACCTGCGAGTGGTCACCACCGGCACCTTCAGTCAGTGCACGTTCGCGGTGAACCTGGTCCGCTACCGTTCCGCCGCGGCGTCCTCATGATGTTCCGGATCGCGCCGGCCGCGCCGCCCAGCGCCTACAAGACGTACAAGGTGGGCGCGCCCCCATCGCACTACCGGCCCGCCACATGCGCCGAGGTGGACTGCGACGACTACGTCAACGGCTGGACGATGATCGTCGGACTGGACGACGCGAAGGTGTTACACGCTGTGCGGGCGTCCGGCCGGCCGTTCCGCGAGACGGTCGGCCCCGTGTCGATCACGTTCGATTTCGAGCCGGGGTATGCATGCCGGACCCCGTCAGCGCATCGCGTGCTCGAACGGCCGGAGATCTATGTGGTGCGGGGCGGGGACTGGCGTGGCAACCCGTCAGGGTTCCGCCGCGTGCACACCAGCCCGGATCACTGGGTGGAGGACTTCGGGGAGCACCAGTCGAAGCTCGTCGAGATTGCTCGGCGGGGATGACCTTCAACAGGAAAGGTAGTTGACAGTGGCGAAATCAAGCGGCCTCGGCTGGACCACGTTGTCCATCGACGACGTCGGCGGAACCCCCGTCGCGCTTAAGAACGACTTCAACACCGTGCAGTTCGCTACCCCCCTGGCCGTGCAGGACGTGACCGGCCTGGACAGCTTCGCCATGGAGCGACTCGCGCTGCTGGGCGACATGTCGTTCACCGGCAACGGCGCGGCGATGAACCCGTCCGCGTCCAAGTCGCACACCACCCTGGCCAACCAGACGGACCGGCGCACGGCCCGCACGGTCACCATCGTGGTCAACGGCAAGACCCTGGCGGCGGAGATGCTGTTCACCGACTTCTCCTACAACCGTGGCGCCGACGGCTCCCTGCCGTTCACTGCGCCCGCCGTGCTGGCCGACGGCACCGTCCCCGCGTGGACGTAGGGATGGGCTATCAGGCACGAACGTAAAGCTGGTGTGGCCGGACGGGCACGCCCTGCATGGCCTGGAGATCCGCATGCGCGGCATGTCCCTGGCTGAACTGGACACGCTCAGCGCTTTCGAGGCAGGCAAGGAGGCCACCACCGGTAGCCGG